CTGGGCCAAGGCCCTGGCCTGCCTGGCAGCACACGGCAACCTGGGCCCGGTGCAGGTGGCTAGCCGCTCCAACCCGGCCACGCGGCCGGTATCCAGCCAGCTGTCGGGATACCTGTCATGACCTCAAATTGTGAGTGGTTGCTAACCATGTTTTTGAAAATGGCGCTGTGGCGCTTTTGGGGCTATTGCTGCGCCGGTGGTACCGGCCCAGGTCGCCGCGCGGTTTTTAAAAGGGGTCTTAAGCCCTTGTTCCCGGTTTTTTCTTGTCAGGTCTACCCCCGGAGGTCATCGTGAGCCGAGGTTTGTATGTTTCGCCGACCGAATTCCGGTCTTTTGCCGACCAGTCTGACCCAACCGGCGGCGGCCTGGCCGGCCAGATCGCCACCCGGTTGGCTGCCGGCGACATGACGTCGTTTTTTGGCCTGCTGCCCAACCCGGACCCTGTATTGAAGGCAATGGGCAAGGACATCCATGTCTACAGGAACCTGCTGGCAGACCCGTTGGTCATGGGTGCCCGCCGCCGCCGCTCTGCCGCTGTGCTGTCTATGGAGCGAGGCTTTGACGCGGAGCTGAGCCGGCGCACACCGGCGCGAGTGATGAAGGCCGTTGAATCAGTGTTTGACCGCCTTGATATCCAGCGCCTGGTGCGCGACCTGATGGACGGCGCCTTCTTTGGCTACCGGGTTGCCGAGGTCATGTGGGGCGCGGCGGACGGCCTGGTGGCCCCGCTGGACGTGATTGCCAAGCCCGGCGAGTGGTTTGGCTTTCACTCCGAAGACGCCCGGCTCAAGTTCAAGCCCCTGGGCTCGGCCGCTGGCCAGGAGGTGCCAGACCGCAAGTTTGTGGTGGTGGGCAAGATGCGCAGCTGGGAAAACCCGTATGGCGAGCCAGACCTGGCGGCCTGCTTCTGGCCCGTTACGTTCAAGCGCGGCGGCCTGAAGTTCTGGGTGACGTTCACAGAGAAGTACGGCATGCCCTGGGCCGTTGGCAAGCTGCCCCGCCAGACCCCGAAGCCAGACGTGGATGACCTGGCAGACAAACTTGCGGCGATGGTGCGCGACGCAGTAGCCGTGGTGCCGGATGATTCCAGCGTGGAGTTTCTGACCGCGCAGGGCAGCACCAATGCCGATCTGTACGAAAAGCTGCTGATGTTCTGCCGCAGCGAGATCAGTATCGCGCTGCTGGGCAACAACCAAAGCGTCGAGCTGCAGAGCAACCGCGCCAGCGCCCAGGCCGCCCAAGGGGTGGAGGCCAGCCTGCGTGATGACGACGCGCAGATGGTAGCTGCCGGCTTGAACCAGCTTGCGCGCTGGATCTGTGAGGTCAACTTCCCCGGCGCAACGCCGCCTGTCTACCGCTTCTGGGAACAGGAAGAGGTGGACGAGGTGCAGGCCGGGCGTGATGAGAAGCTCAAGAAGGCTGGTGCCAATTTCACCAACCAGTATTTCGAGCGCGCCTACAACCTGCAGCCTGGCGACCTGGCGCAGCCGGCCGCACCGCAGCCTGGCCAGGGCGCGATCGACCCCGCCACGGGCCTGCCGGCCACCACCAGCTTTGCCGACCCGGCCACGGACGAGCTACCGCCCGACCAGGCCGCGCTGGACGCCGCCATAGACCAGCTGCCGGCAGAAGCCATCCAGGCCGCTATGAAGAAGCTGCTCATGCCGGCGCTCAAGGCCATCGAGCAGGCGGCTACGCCAGATGAGGTGCGCCAGGCGCTGGATGATGCCTGGCCCGAGATGGACGCCAGCGACATCCAGGAGCTGATGACCCGCGCCTACTTTGTGGCCGACCTGGTGGGGCGTGACAGCGCGGCCGAGGAGGCTGCTTGAGCATCCGTGCGGCCGATATCGGCTACGCCACCAGCCTGGAGCCGCAGGACGCAATCCGCTTCCTGCAGGGCAAGGGCGCCAAGGTAAGCGGCAACTGGACGGAGTGGCTGGACGGCCAGCACGCCCGCGCCTTCACGGTGGCCAACGTCACAAAGCTGGACGTGCTGCAGGACATCCAGGACTCCCTGGCCAAGGCGCTCAAGAGCGGCCAGACGCTGCAGCAATGGAAGGACGGGCTGATCCCCGAACTGCAGCGCAAGGGCTGGTGGCAGCGCCAGGGCACAACGGCCGAGCTGCAGGCGGCCGGCCGGGTGGACGCCCAGGGCGAGATTGCAAAGGGCCTGACCCCACACCGCCTTAAAACCATCTTCCAGACCAACATGCAGAGCGCCTACATGGCCGGGCGCTTCGAGCAGATGATGGAGCAGGCCGAGGAGCGGCCCTACTGGCAGTACGTAGCCATCCTGGATGCCAAGACGCGGCCGGCGCACCGTGCGCTCAACGGCAAGGTGTTCCGCTACGACGACGCGGGCTGGCAGGCCTTCTACCCGCCCAATGGCTTCAACTGCCGCTGTCGCGTGCGCAACTTCACGCGGCTGGAGATCGAGCGCCGGCAGATCCCGGTGAGCAGCACAGAGGGCAAGCTGCGCCAGGTGCAGGTGCCGCTGAAGAATGGCGAGACTGCCACAGTAACCCGCCTGGTGGATAAGAGCCTGCCCGGCGGCAAGTTCCAGCCGGATCCAGGCTTCAGCAACAACCCGGCGCTGACGGCCTGGGCACCGAAGCTTGAGATGGCCGACGTGCAGCTTTCGCGCCGCTACATCGACACCGCCATTCAGGGGCCTGCCTTCGAGCGGTTTGTAGCGGGCAAGACGCAGGGCGCGTTTCCCGTGGCAGTGCTGCGGCCGCAGGACCAGGTGGCGCTTGGAACGAAATCCCAGGTGGCGTACCTGAGCGGCGATACGCTGGCCAAACAGATCGAGCGGCACCCGGAGATTGGCCTGGACGATTACCGCAAGATTCCGACCATCGTGGACGATGGAGACGTGTACCAGCAGGCCGGCAACCGGCTGGTCTATTTGCAGGACCAGGGCTATGTTTACCGCCTCGCGCTCAAGGTGTCGCGTGACGGCAAGGAGCTGTTTGTGCTGAGCCTCTTCCGCACCACGAAGGCGGCGGTCAGCAAGGAAGTGGAAGGCAGGCTGAAGAAGCTGAGGTGAGGCAGCCGGCGCGATAGACCCCCTATCGCTAGCCCTCATCGCGCCAGATGGCGCGGGGTCGGAAGGTGTTCCGACGCCGGCTGCAGGAGCAGTTTACATGATCGAAGCCAAACTTGAATACCAGCCCGTCCTGCGGGCCATGCGACGCGCAGCGGACGAAATGGGCAACGGCCGCCCGCTCATGCGCAGCGTGGCCGGCATCATGATGCGTGCCGTGGAAGACAACTTCGAGCAGGAAGGCAGGCCGAAGTGGAAAGACCTGCACCCGGGTACCAAGTTGAGTCGCCAAAAGCAAAACACCTGGCCAGGCAAGATACTGCAGCGCAGCGGCGGGCTGGCCAGCTCCATCCAGCAGCAGTTTGACGGGCAAAGCGCTGTGGTGGGCACCAACAAGGTCTACGCAGCCATCCAGAACTTCGGCGGCAGGACGAGTCCGCATGTGATCCGGCCCAAGACCAAACGTGCGTTATCCTTCGGGGGCATTGTGGTGCGCCAAGTCAACCACCCGGGCAGCAACATTCCGGCGCGCCCCTTCCTGCGCTTGACGCCGGGTGACCTGCGCGACATCGTTATCGCCGCGCAGCAGCACTACAACCAGGCACTGGCCCGCAACGGGCTGCACAGCGGCTGACACCTCTATCTGAAATACTGCGGCAGACGTGACTCTCGTCACTCTGCGCGCAGCGCTTGCCAAGCCCGACAGTCTAGGGCATGGCATCCATTCACATCTCCCGTCCAGGCACGTTCAAGAGCGCCGAGGGCGCAGACATCGAGATCACGCCCGACATCCTGGCAGAGGTCGCCAAGACCTATGACCCGGCGAAGTTCGAGGCGCAGCTGGTCATTGGCCACCCGCGCATGGACGCGCCGTCTTTTGGCGGTGTGCGCTCCCTGAGCTTTGGCAGCAACGGCCTGGAGGCCGAAGCCGACCCCACCGATGACGCCAGGGACCTGGTGGCCAAGCGCCATTTCAAGAGTGTTTCGGCCAGCTTCTACACCCCCACGGCTCCCAACAACCCCACGCCGGGCAAATGGCACCTGCGCCACGTGGGCCTGCTGGGCGCCACGCCGCCGGCCGTCAAGGGCCTGCGCGCGCTGAGCTTTTCAGACGCAGAGGAAGGCGTGCTCACCTTCGGCGAGCTGCCCGGCCATGCCGGCGGCATGGTGGCCGGCATGTTCCGCCGTATCCGCGACTGGCTGATTGCCGAGAAAGGCCAGGACGTGGCTGACCGCGTGCTGCCCGACTGGGAGGTGGAGAGCCTGCGCTCCGTGAGCCAGCGCGCCGCCGAAGAACCCGAAGGCGACAAGAAAGAAGCCGGCCTGCCGGGCCTCAGCTTTGCTGACGATTCTCAACCCGCTCGACAGGAGAACGCATCCATGAGCAAGACCCCCGAACAACTGCAGTCCGAGCTGGATGCGGTTAACGCCCAGCTGCAGACCCTGCAGGCGGCTGAAAAGAAGCGCGAAGCCGACGTGCGCCACGCAGAGCACCTGAGCTTTGCCGATGGCCTGGTTGCCGCCGCCAAATGGCCGGCCGGCGCCAAAGACGTGCTGGTGGCCACGCTGGACCACCTGGCACAACCCGACGGCGTGGTGAGCTTTGGTGAAGGCGATGCAGCAAAGCCGCTGCACCAGGCGCTGCGCGAGCATCTGCAGGACATGCCCGAGAGCGTGAGCTTTGCCGAGATTGCCC